CTGATGATCGGGCCATGAAATGGGCTGAGAAGAACGCGTGGTTCATGAAGGACAAGGCCATGACAGGTTTTGCCATGGGCCTCCACGAGGACCTCGTTGGTCAGGGAATTGATCCGGCGAGCGATTTGTACTATTCTAAGATAGACGATGCGGTTCGCCGCACGTTCCCCGATAGGTTTGACGACGGGCAAATTGAGGAAAAAGCACCTCGCCGTCAGACTGGCCCCGTGGTCGCCCCTGCTGCTCGCAGCACGAAAGCCCCACGCAAGGTCGTGCTAACCTCCACTGAGGCCGCTCTCGCCAAGCGTCTTGGTGTACCTCTCAAGGTGTTCGCGGCGCAAAAGCTAAAGGATATGACAAATGGCTGATCGGACCCCACGTACTCTCGAGACTCGCGAAAACACGAGTCCGCGCAAAAAAACGTGGAAGCGGCAGTCCATGTTGCCTACCCCCGAAGACCGTCCGGGCATCAAGTTCCGGTGGATTCGCACCTCCACAATGGGTAACGCAGACATGACGAACGTGTCGTCTCGGTTCCGAGAGGGCTACACGCCTGTAAGGGCGGAGGATTATCCTGAGCTGCAAATTATGTCCGACCTCGACTCGCGCTTTAAAGGCAACGTCGAAGTTGGTGGATTGCTGCTCTGCAGCATTCCGGTTGAAGACGCGGACGCGCGCGTGGAAGGCCAACTCGAGATGGCTCAAAACCAGATCGACGCAGTTGACCGCAATTTCATGCGTGAGAACGACCCGCGTATGCCCGTGCTTCGGCCCGAGCGTTCAACAAAAACATCGTTCGGCAAGTGATTGCCGTGAACACAACTCTGTAGATGAAGGAGAGAACCCATGGGTTCCGTCAATGCTCCCTTCGGTCTGCGTGTGACTGGCCGTCTCGACAATGGCTCGCTGGAGGTTTTCCGCCAGTACCCCATCGCGTCGGGTCTCGCCGTCAACATTGCCGCCGGAGATATCGTCAACCTCGTTGACAACGGCACTTCGACCACGATCACCAAGCAGACCGCTACCGGCGACACTTCGACCGATATCGCAATGCTCGGCGTGTTTGTCGGCTGCTCGTACACCGACCCCTCGACTGGGCAGATCACGTTCAGCAACATGTGGCCGACCGGCACCGTTGCTTCGGACGCGCTCGCGTTCGTCGTGGATGACCCGCAGGCCCTGTACGTTGTGCAGGCTGACGAGGCCATCACCAACTCGCTGGACATCTACGGCAAGAACGCCGCGATTGTTCAGGGTGCGGTGAACACCACGTTCAAAGCCTCGCGCGTCGCACTCGATGCGTCCACCATCGGCACCGATGCCAACCTCCCGCTGCGAATCATCGACTACGTCGGTGGCCCCCGTGGTGGCGAAGCTGGTACTTCGTTCCCGCTGCTGGTCGTGAAACTTAACTACACGCAGCTGACCGCTGCTGTTGGCGTGTAAGGAGGGCTGACAGATGGCTATTTCACGCGCACAGGCCCTTAAAGAACTGCTTCCGGGCCTCAACGCCCTGTTCGGTCTTGAGTACGCCAAGTACGAAAACGAGCATGCCGAGATTTACGAGACTGAAAGCTCCGAACGTTCGTTCGAAGAGGAAGTCAAGTTGTCCGGTTTTGGCGCAGCACCGGTGAAACCGGAAGGCTCTGCCATCTCGTATGACAACGCACAGGAATCGTTCACCGCTCGTTACAATCACGAGACGGTGGCCATGGGCTTCTCGATCACCGAGGAAGCCATGGAAGACAACCTGTACGACTCGCTCTCGGCTCGTTACACCAAAGCGCTGGCTCGCGCTATGGCGTACACCAAGCAGGTCAAGGCAGCTTCGCTGCTGAACACCGGTTTCACCACGTTCCAATCGGGCGACGGTGTGACCCTGTTCAACACGGCGCACCCGACCGTTGCTGGCGGCACCAACTCCAACCGTCCTTCGGTTGACGCCGACCTCAACGAAACCTCGCTGGAACAGGCTGTGATCGACATCGCAGCTTACAAAGACGAACGCGGTCTGCTGATCGCTGCCCGTCCGCGCAAGCTGATTGTTCCGCCGTCGCTGATGTTCGTCGCTACTCGTCTGCTGGAAACTGAGCTCCGCGTCGGCACCGCCGATAACGATCTCAACGCCCTCAAGTCGAACGGCTCGATCCCGGGCGGTTACGCAGTGAACCACTACCTGACGGACAATGACGCGTGGTACCTCACCACCGACATCCCGAACGGTTTGAAGCACTTCGTCCGCGTCGCGATGTCCACCTCGATGGACGGCGATTTCGACACCGGCAACGTCCGCTACAAGGCCCGCGAGCGCTACTCGTTCGGCGTGTCGGACCCGCTGGCCATGTACGCCTCGCCGGGCGCATAACCCCCTACATACCCCCCGGGTATGTAGTGAAAGGTCCACTTCGGTGGGCCTTTCTTTTTTGCTCCACGACGTGTACACTGCGCGCAGGGTAACATCAGCCACGCAGACAGGACGCCCGACCTGACGATGCACAGACTGCGCGGCGAATCCTTGTGCAAGGGGTACTACCATGGCTTCCACAACCTTCTCAGGTCCCGTGACCTCGACCAACGGCTTCGTTGGCTCCGTCACCGGGAACGTCTCTGGTGACGTCACCGGAAACGTCGCAGGCGATGTGACCGTCACCAGCTTCGTGAAGCTCACCGCCATCGCGACGTCTGCTCTGCCTGCCGCTGCCGCTGGCAACGCTGGTCAGGTTCGCCTCATCAACGACAACGGCGCTGGCAACAACGAGTTCTGCCTCGTCATCTCGACCGGCTCTGCTTGGGTCACTGCTGTTGGCGCAGCACTCAGCTAATAGGAGCACAGCACCATGGGCGCGACAGATGTACGCAGTGGCCACCTGCACAGCAGTGGCTTCATCTACAAGAACAGGGCTCGCGTTAAGGCGATTGATGTCGTCGGCGGAAACGACGGCGGCATACTTGAAGTCTGGGACACCGACGTCGCGCCCGTGGCTGCCACCTATGGGCGCAGCGGCGATACCGTGACCGTGACCAAGAGTGCGCACGGCCTAAAAACCGGTGACGTCATTGGCATTTCGTATGAAGAGGCCAGCGGCGTAATCGCAACCCCGGGCAACTATGCGATCACTGTCACCGGCACGGACACCTTCACCCTCACAGACATCAACAGTGGGACCATCGCCACGAGCACTGTCTGCCGGTACGTCCGTAGCACCAAGAACGGGAACAACGCAGGGTGGCTTGCCACATACCATACTTCTGCGTCAGATATCTTCTTCAACGGATTTTCTGTTCCCGGGGACGGCATGCTGGCGATGATCGGCGTGTATGTTTACGCCAACAACCTGAAATCCATCAACATCTACTACGGGTGATGATGAAATGGCCAAGTCACCAGCATGGACCCGCAAGGAAGGTAAGAACCCGAAAGGCGGGCTAAATGCCAAGGGCCGAGCCAGCTACAACAAGGCCAACCCCGGGAAACCGGGGTTGAAAGCCCCTCAGCCCGAGGGCGGCGCTCGCAGAGACAGCTTCTGTGCCCGGATGAAGGGTATGAAGAAGAAGCTCACGTCGGCCAAGACGGCCAATGACCCCAACAGCAGGATCAATAAGAGCCTGCGAGCATGGAAGTGCTGACATGCCGCTGAACGCTAAGGGTAAAAAGATTAAGGCCGCGATGGCCAAACAGTATGGCAAGGAGGCCGGTGCTCGCGTCTTCTACGCCGCTGAAAACAAGGGCTCTATCAAGGGCGTGAAAAAGGGGAAGAAGAAATGATGAACCGCGGAAACATGGGCATGCAGATCGCAACTGCTCCCGCCTCGCCGAGACCGGTTAGACCGATGATTGCAGGGCCCAAGCCCAAGCCCAAGCCGGGCGGCGTCCGCGGTATGTCGGACCCTAAGCCCGCGCCCATGCGCATGGCCAAAGGCGGCAAAGCCAAGAAGATGGATGGCTGCTGCATGAAGGGTAAGACCAAAGGGGCGATGCGGTGAGCAAGAAACCCACAAAAAAGGACACCGCCGAAACTATCGCGGTGGCGGGCGTTGTCGCGGCAACTCAAGCTCCAGTGTTTACGCCCTGCGCCCAGTGCAGCTATCCCGCTGACTGTGCTCGCGCAGCGAAGTGCTCGAAGGGGTTCAAGTAACCATGGGCCGCACCAACGAGAAGCTCTGGGAACAGTCCAAGGCGCAAGCCAAGGCTAAGATGGGCGGGAAACACTCCGCCCGTGCCATGCAGCTCGCTGGTAAGATTTACAAGGAAAAGGGCGGCGGTTATTCAGGTGAGAAGACCGCCGCTCAGAAGTCCATGTCAAAGTGGACTAAGGAAGACTGGGGCACCAAGAGCGGTAAGCCGTCTGGTAAGACCGGCGAACGCTATCTCCCGAAGAAGGCACGTGACGCGCTGAGCCCTGCAGAGTATGCTGCAACAACCCGAGCCAAGCGCGAGGGCACCGCCAAGGGCAAACAGTTCGTGGCTCAGCCGAAACGTATCGCGAAGAAGACCGCGAAATTCAGGGACTAAACCATG